GAATAGAAACATCACTAGCTAACAATATAATTCCTCCTTTAAAAATAATTAACTACTTGCGTCTATGACGTAGTAACTAAACTAATAAATCTACTAAATATGGATATACTGCGTCTCCTATTTGTTTCATGCCATTGATGTTATTATGAACATCATCATTACCAATATTTGTGTCTAAACAACCTCTTGAAAGAGTAATAATTTCGCTATATCTACTATTTGGTTGTATTGTATATGTCGAATATCCATTGATGTGGTCAACAAAAGCATAAGACGTAACTATGTCAACAAATGAATATGTTGCAAAAGTCGAAAACATTTTTTTAGCACATAACAACCTACTATACTTATTTCCGTTGACATCTTTAGTCGGCTCTTCAGTATATCCAAATGGTGGAATACTAAATATTACATGAGCATTAGGATACTGAGCATGAAATAGGTCAATAAAAGTTTTACAATTAGTAATAAAACTAGAAGGGTCTGCCCATGTTCCATAATCATTCCATCCAAACATGAATAATAAAACATCAGGTGCTGCAAAACTCCATTTATTAATATAATATTGAAAGTCTACTTGGCTTGTAGCACTATTCCAAAGGGGATTTCTGTCTAATACTTCTGAACTTGTATAATTAATTGTAGTATCACCAGTTCCACCTGTTTTTGCTAAAGTTCCTGTTGCTAGTAAAATTGCACTCATATTTGTACTTGTAATCCTCATATACCCGTTACCGCCACCATCTAGTTTATATCCTGTAACTGTCCAAGAATATCCATTTGATGTGTATGATGCATATTGTTCAAAATGGATAGCAAAATCTTTAACAGTTAAATTTGATACGGATAGCTTATAAGTAACACTTGTAGATGCCCTACTATTTAAAAAGGTATTTGAAAGTGTACCGCCAGTTTGATTTTCAGTAAATCCTAATTTACCAAACGTATCCATTAATCCAATAGTGTTAAGGGTGACTCCGTCTGCATTAGCTTTTTCTACAAGACTATCTACCCACCAACCAATTTCTGTATATGAGTCCCCACAACACATTATATTCAAAGATTTGTTAGTTCTTACTGTTGCATCAACTATCTTATATGAAAAACTATTTGTAATTCTATTGTAAAGGCTGTTAGTGTATGAAACTGTGAACGAACCTACTGCTTTATCACTAGCTGTAGGTGTCCCTGCAAACTGTCTACTGTAATTAGTCATGCCACTTACGGTATCTATTCTCGTGTAAACATTTTTTTTGTAATCTTTAAGCATGAAATTGTCATAATACAAACTTATATTTTTATTTTTGCATAATTTTAAAACAGAAGGTAAAGCAATATCAATATTTTCGTACACATATGGATAGTTTTCTATATACGCAGTTGCCGTAGTTCCATATTCAATTTGTAGTGAACTTAAATTAACAGTATCTAAAGAAGTTTGAAAATATGTTGCATTAGTGGGTATTGTTTTAGTTAATGTTACGGCATTGACTAAAGCACCGTAACTAATAACATTGCCATTATAATCTAAAAATCTATAACCTTGTGTAGATGACATTGGATTTATTGCAGAAAGTGTAAGACTACCTTGACTGGAGTCAATTAATATTGGACTAGATACTGCAATAGTATAGGCAGTTGTTATTATTGTTCCATCTGTAGATTTTATATAATATTTAGCCCCATCGCTGTATAATTTATTTTTGTTAAATAAATTTTTACCCGATAATACATAAGATAATTCAGAGAATGATGATTTTACATTATCTATAATTCCCACATATGCCGTTGCTACAGTTCCATATTCAATTTGTAGTGAAACTAAATTAACAGTATCTAAAGAACACTGAAAATATATTACATCAGTTGGTATAGGTATTGTAATTAAGCCAGTATTATTATATGCACCATAACTCACCATATTACCTTTATAATCTAAAAATCTATAACCTTGTGTAGATGACATTGGATTGCTTGTAGACATAGTTAAATTGCCTCGTGAAAAATCAATTAATATTGGAATAGACATTGCAATATTGAATGAAGTCGACGATATACTTCCATCTGTAGATTTTATATAATATTTAGCCCCATCGCTGTATAAATTATTTTTGTTAAATAAATTTTTATTTGTCGATAATACACTTGCCAATTTTGAAACTGTCGTCTTTATATCTGCTGTATATTTATAACCAGCAGAATAAGAAACGTATGCTGTAGCTAAACTTCCATACTCTACTTGTAATTGAGAATTAGACAAATCCTGAGTACATTGAAAAGATACTGCGTTAAATGGTATATTCAAAGTCCTCGATGTGGTGTTGGTATATGCACCATAGCTTATTACAGTATTATTAGCATCTAAAAACCTATAACCTTGTGTAATATTTAAATTTGAACTTGCTGATATTGTGAGTTGTGTATTACTAGTATCTATTAAAATAGGATTACTAACCTTTAATAAAAAACCAGTTGACGTTATAGTACCATTATTAGGATTTATATAATAATTGCTACTACTATATAAATCATTTTGATTAAATAAATTTTTACATGTAGCTAAAATTTGAGTTAATAAGGCATAACTTGATTTACCCCGCAAATTATTTACAATATCTGTACTTAAATTATTTACAAATATGCTATTATCACTTAACCCCATACTTTGATAAACACCACCGTCTACCCAAACTGAACCATTCCACCAATACCTATGACCATCAGTACATACATAACTATATATATCTCCTGCGGGTATTCCTGCTGTAAGTAATGCCACCGTTGAATAATTGGTTCTAGGTGTGCCACTTGCAACCGATTGTAGTTCTGCGTGAGTCGCTTTATCAGCTAAGTAGTTCGTAGTTTCAGCCTTATCCGACAGACGTGCGTTAGTTTCCGTTGTTAAATCTGTCTTATTTGCCTTCTCAACATTGCCCCCTACTCCATTTAAAATGGCGATTTGATTTGTGTTTTCATTAATTGCACTTACTGCATCAGTTTTTACAACGGTTCCTAAAGATGCAAGAGTTCCTAAATCTATATTATTTGCTTTTAGTGCAATGGCAGAATTTGCAGTGTCTAAATCTAACTGACTAGCCTTTAATATATCATTATAAACAGTAGTCTCAGTACCATTAATTTTTATATTACCATTCGTTGTTGAATTGGTAACATTCGTACCTGAACCTGCTAATGAAATTAATATCCAGTTGGTTACATTAGTTGGAAGTACATTTAAACAGGCTAAAATACATTGATATGTACTACCTTGATATGTAACTTTATTGAGTGGTAAATAGGAATGAGTAGAATTATATATTTCTATAAGTTTAAATGCAGTATTATCTGATTGACGAGTTATCTCATTGGAGACTCTAGTCACCTCTGAAGCTAAAATAGGAGTAGCATTAGTAACTACATCTTGTAGTGTTTCAATAACATTATTATTGCCATCTATTTTTGTATATACCATACTTGCTGGAACATAATGTAACCCAGTTCCCTTAAAATTGAATTGAAGTTGTAATCCATTCCTAGAAGCTTCAAAAGTAATTATATTCGCAATGTAATCAACTACATATTGATTAGCAGAAGGTATTCCACTTGGAATTTCATACCAAATAGTTCCTGCTCCTGTGACAAGGACTTTGGTGTATGAGGATGGTATTTCTGATAGAATTACAGAATTATTTTCTATTTGATGGGATTCTGATAATGATACAAATGGATCATCACTTGTACCTTTTCTGCGCTTTGTAATTATACTTGTATCATTGAATATTGACAAATAAATCGACCTCCTTTTGCTATTTTGGGTATGCAAAAAGAGAGGTCAATTATTGCCTCTCTTATGCTTGATTGTGGTATAATGATATTAGAGTGCTAATGAAAGTTCTTTATTTTTATTCTTTTCTAATATATATTGTTCTAATATACTTTCTATATTATCAAAATCCCAATACCATATTTCTAGTAATTCATATCCATTAGATAATGCGTAGGTTTTTTTACGCAAGTCATGCTCTTGTTGATATTTTAAGAATTTCTTAACAAAAAGATTACTTTTCCCATCATGAAATTCTCCTTGGTACTCTATAAGTAGATTGTTGTGTTGTGGTAGATAAAAATCATAAGATAAATTGCCATTTCCTACTCCAATTAACCCATCAAACTCTTTTTGAGGTATATAATCAATGTCATGTTTCTTTAACCATTTTTTTATTTTAATCTCACCATGTGATCCTGAACACTCTGGGCAGTTATAACCATTTAGTTTTGTTCTAGAAACAACTTGTGATTTCCACTCATGACTACATTCTTTACATTTCCAATAAACAGATTTATTACTACTGGGACAATACTCTTCTGGCAATTTATCATTTTTATCATAATTCCATTCTTCACATGCTTCTGGGTGGCAAACTAGTAAGTTATAATCTTCTGAAGGAATTTTACCTGCACAATATGGGCAACAACTATTATTAAAATTCCTTCCAGCTATCGTAGCTTCCCACTCATGCTTGGGATTTTTACTACATTGCCACCAAGCTCTTTTTATGCTAAAAGCTGTAAAATTATATGGAGTTAAATTATTATTTCTAGTAGGATGCCACTCTAATGACAATTGTGGACTTTTAGTTGCTAGACAGTTTGATAAACCAACTCGTCTTCCTGCGCAATAAGGGCATCCTCTATTATTAGTCATATCATTCCACATAGCTTCAAATACCTCTTCGCAACCAATAATAAAGCATTTCCATTTCAGTTTTATATTATTTCTACTATAAGTATAGCTTAATAATTCAAAAGGTTTATTATTTAATTTTAACCATAATTTAATATTTTGTATTGTATAAGGATTAGATTTTTCTACTTTGCTGGGTTGATATAACATAAAAGAATGAAGTGAACAATAATACATAAATCCCTCATTGTCTTTAAATGTTAATTTTTGCTTATTGTTTTTATATATCTTATCCATTAATATATAACCTTTAATTATAAATATTTCCAATACTTCTTCATATGTATATTTTACTGTTGTTCTAGACATTATTTCGCTCCCTACTTTTAAATTTGCTCCTGAATAAAAACACATTATTCAGCATTAGTCGAGTATTTCATATAATACTCGACTAATGCTTTGCAAATTTACTTATGACATTGTTTCAGCTTGTAACGCTAGTTCGTAAAATTTCTCTTGCTCAACTTCAGTTAAGCTTTCAATTCCTGCCTCATATTCTTTAAGTGATAAGTCGCAGTGGTTACAAATTGCAATAAAGTTGAATACGGCATTACTCATTTTTGTCATATGTATGCGCCTCGCCTTCAAATATTTACTATACCAAGTATAGCACGCGTGCACGCATACGTCAACTAAAAACTATCTACTTTTTTCTTTTTCATCCAAGTATTTTTCAAGTGCTTCAGCTGTGATTTGCGCTAGTGGCCTATTTACTTTTTTTACATAATTGTCTAAACGTTGGCGCAATACCAATGCTATTCTAGTATTAAGTGTAACTTGCATCATTCATCCTCCTCTTCTTGATGTAATGACACAAGTATACCATAGCGTGCGTGCGTTTAAAAGTTTTTATGGGTTTAACTTATTATTTATTATGTATATTAAGGTAAATTATGGTTATGTCTTGAATAATTAAGTTAGTGAATAACTCCCTCGACATTTGGAAAGATGTGGTATAATGATATTGAAAAATTTTACAAGTTTTTTATTGCCTTTATATTGTTAATGTGATATATTATATATATGGAATAGAAAAGTAAGGAAAGGGGTTTTACAAATGAAAAAGATTATGTATTTACTGTCCATTGGAGTCATATTTGTAATGTTGGGATGTGGGGTAGCAACAACTTCAATATCAACTACAAAAGATGCAACTACACCCCAAACAAATATTGCGTTGCCATCTAATTTCCCTGCGTCAAATGATCCAAGTATATCTAAACCTGAATTAGATCAAATTAAAAATGGTATGACTTTTAGACAGGTTGCTGAAATTATTGGAAGTGTAGGAGAAAAAGTTGTGGCGGGAACATATGAATTTAAAGGGAATAATAGTTTAGAGGGTAAAAATGTTCAATTGGTATTTGAAAATGATAAAGTGATTATGATTATTTGGGGAATTTAATCTATCCATCTAAAATCAAATCTTATTACAATGCTATGTACGATAAAATATATAGACTAGCGTTCACTCGTCCCAAACTTGCAGAACTCAATTCAATCACATGCCACCCACTTGTCTGAATATAAGGAGAGAGTTCTAAATTATTTTGGTCAGAATTGTAATGTAAGCCTCCATTATTGAGACGAAGTATTCCATCGACGTACACATCCACAGCACTAGCCATCGTTGACTCGAAAATACCAAATTGTAGCGAATGATTGTGCAATGGGAGTATTACACTATGATTATGAGGGGATATTATAGTTTGGTGAGAATGTGTAGGGCCATTATGAGTATGATTCCCAGAAGTTCCTTTTGTATATAAGTCACCACTAGTGGAAATTTCTCCTTTGCAACTCAAAGCTGAATTACCATCTGCACACCTAAGTAATTTATCATTAGGAGTTATTTCTGGAATAATTAACGGTTCAATATGAAACATAAGGTGACTATGGTCTCCATTTGCAGACCCTCCTGTTCCACCACCGCCCTCACTAGTTGGCGAACTAGCTCCTCCCCCTTCGCTAGAAATTGTAGTACCACCACCTGATGCAATTCCTTGTTCATATGCTCTAAACATTTCTAAACTAAAAGCTAATTTTACGCTTCTTACTTCTAACACCTCATTTGGGACATATATCTTCAGTTTAAGTTTGTGATTTTCGTCAACATTGTCGACCAATTGTATACTGTCAGAATTAACAATTCCATTGGAAATTACAGTAACACCATTATTATTTATGAGTTTAAGTCCATACAAAGACCCATCTTCCAAATCAGAAATATCACCAAGTATTACACGTTTTGTAGTTTTATCTCCTTCAAAAACAGTAATGCTTTGTCCATTAATTCTAATTATTCCGTTTGCCGTTTCAATTATTAATTTTTCTCCGATCAATAATTTTCCAATTATTGTCTCGGCATACAAACCCGCGCTGTTGATCGCTAAAGAAACAGTTTCACCACCATCTTCAGAAAGTAAAATTGAACCATGATTTATTCTAATTAAATGCATCGGAGAAGAAGGATCAAATACAGTTATTCCTCGTCTATTTACAACTACAGATTCATTATTACCCGATACAATTGTTTGATTCGCAGTCTTTAAACTGTTCTTCAAAAAATCGCTCAGTTCAAAAGCAACTTGATCTACGCTATTCCAAGTATTAGAATTTACCTGAACCACATTACTAGTAGAAATAGATTTATACAGGTCATTAATAAATTTGATTTCGTCAGTAATGATTTCCTGTACGTTGGCAACTGTAAGAGATATACTTCCATCCTCATGATTTATAGAAAACTCAGTAATCTTTGCTTGTATATATATATCTAACTTATCATAATAAACAGTAATGATATCCCCAAGATTGAGTTTATCCCACCTTTTCTGTTCCTCAAGGATGTCAAGAAAATTTACCATATCAATTTTAACAGAAATTTGAGGGACTCTTATTTTATCGAACTCTAAAACACCAGCATCATATAATTCCTGAGCGTCCCAATAATTATCGTTCTGCCAATCTTTTTCTAGAATAAATTGGGTACGTTCTCTAATTTCAGCCAATGTAAAATTATTCTCAGCATTTAATAAAGTTTGTAATGCTGTTATTTGTGCATTAATAGATGCAATACTAACATTGGTTGTAGCTATTTCAGAATTTTTAGTATCCATTAATATTTGTTGTGCTTTTTGTTGCGCTACTAAAATAACTGCTTGAGCAACTGAATCAGCATCTACTGAGCATTGAGCTATATCTAAATTGTCTGTAATTTGATCCATAGCAATTTGTAGATCTGCTAACTCATTTTGTTTAGTTACTAATAATTCTTGTGTTGTTTGAAGTTGAACCAAGTAAGCAGAATAAACTCCTTTTTTGGAATCAATTAATATATCATAAGCAATAAGTGCTTTACATAATTCATTAGACATATAAGGGGATTCTGCTAAAACATTACCATTGGCATCTTGAACAAATCCTGCAATAAAGTATGAAAAATCTTCTATGTAATTACTCCCCATTGGATTTACTGAATTTATTGATAATCCATCTAATCCAGTTGGGCGAAATCGTGTTGCCATTAAAGAATTATCTACTACCTCTTCTACGCCTTTCATAAGATTCCCATAAGATAACCTAAAACCCTTGTTCGTCCCTACATCTTCTTGTTTATAAAAAGATACAGTTCTTAGCTCTGTGTCATAAATCATTAAACTATTAAACGCAACAGCAATCTCATTTAAAAAATCAAGAATAGATTTATTATTTACTTTAAAAGAACGATAAATTAAATTAAAAGAGGGGTCACAAAACCCCAAACTCCATATCGTATCATTTTGTAAAATATCTTCAACTATTCTCTGTAGATTATATGAAATAGCTTCTAAACTCCTAATATTTTTAAAACTCAATTCAAAAGGGATGGAGAAACAATGAATGTTTTTAACATCTCCACTTTCACTCATACTTTTAGTAGGTTGATTTATTATAAACCATTCTGTAGTATTACCAACATATTTAATTAAGTAGAAACCTTTAAGCTTATTTAGATTAGGATTAATAATTAATTTGTGATGCGATTCTACCTGAACGGGTATTGAAAACGATAATTCACTTATTCCTCCAAGTTTGGGGGAGTAGACTATATTATATGCGTCATTTAATGGAGAAATTATATCCTTATTTGGTTTTGATAAATATAATTTTGCTTTCTTTACTGGGTTTGAACGATCAATTACTTGAAGCATTTTATTGTGTCACCTCATGTCTATAAATTATTAAGTTTTGGCGTATCATATTAAGATAAACCTATACCAAGCAATAACCAACTGAATATGTTGTAGAGTTAGCATTATTATGAGACACAGTAATTCTAAATGTCTTTGGAACAAAATCACTTACAACTAAATTCGCAACTGCTGTCAGACCAGGGTAAACCTTATAAACATTTGTACTTATCGTATTGACACTTGAGGATAAAAGTATAGTCGTATAACTACCCGATACTGGATCTTTTCCCTCAATTTTTAATGTGATGTCAGAAGTTGCTACCGCTGTGACATTAAGATAGACTCTAATCCCTGTACCAAAGTTATTATTTAAATCAATACTTGAAGTTGTTGTGGTTCTTGCTAACAATGCTAACGCTGATCCTTCAACATGTGTGCCGACTGCATTTATAGAAGTGATAATAGAATCCTGTTTGGCAGAAGTAGATGCACCTGTTGGTAATGCACTCGATAGTACATCCACATCTCCAATATTATTTGTACCAGATGGAAGTGCATCAGTAATTTTCTTTATTCCTGATGTATCCCTTATTGCAGTTAAAATGGTTACTAAAGAATCTTGTTTTGCTTCTGTTGATGGTGTAGCAATAACTTTTGCTAGTAAAGATGCTAAAGTTGCTTGTGTGGCAAAGTCTTTAGCTATTAAAGTATCTTGTTTAGCTGATGTGGATGCACCTGTAGGCAATGCACTAGAATTTACAACTACTCCATTTGTGGTTCCTGCTGTAGTTTGATCAATACCAATCTTCCCCATTAAATTTGTACCAGATGGCAAAGCATCTGTTATCTTCTTAATACCAGTTGTATCTCTTATTGCTGTTAGTAATGCTTCTATACCGTCAACATAACTTATTATTGAATCTTGTTTTGTTTCTCTAGAAGCATCTGGTGCTAGTACACTCGTTTTTACATTTGTAAAAATTTCGCCATTTAATCCTTCTGCTTCCTCAAAAAGTGAAGTGACAGGATTGTAGTACTGTGGTATGGGGTCTCCGTCCACTTGGCGCAAAATTGGGGCGATAATAACTGACATTTAAAAATCCTCCTTTATAAATATAATTATGATAAGAAATTCATTTCATATTTTATTTGAAATTCAAAGTTTCCTAGACATTGTAAAACATTTACTCCCCTAACCATCTCTAAAAAAGTGCTATCTTGAGACATATTATTAAATCTATAGGTTGTATCTGAAACACTAGAAGTAATTGTTTCATTCTCACAATCAATTTCTAACACTTCATTAGGTTCTAATCCTGTAAATTTTAATATTTGGCCATTGCTTAAATTTATTATAGAAAATCTTCTAGTAAATGTTTTAATAAATATAATAGGTTTTATATTTATATCTCCATCATTAATAAATTCTATGTTTGTAGGCATAGGAGTTGGTTGCCAAGGAGAGAAGAAATATTCATAGATTGTTGTATTTTGACTTAAATATATAGGAGAAAAGCTATATGGGGAGTTTGTGCGAAATTGGAGTGTTATGTAACCTTCGTTCCTGCCCGTATGTACTAATTGTGGAGCGTCTACTATCATTGCATAATAGATAACTTCTTCCCCTGTTGGAACTAAATCATTATAAAATACTAATGGTTTATAATAATCAGAATCAAGCCAACGCTGTATCTCCCTTAATTTTTCATTAGATTCCCATCCACTAAAAAAAGCAAAAGTTACAGAAAATGAAAGATTTTGACGTTCAATTCCTTGGAAATATGGGGCATGGCCTCTAATCTGTTGTTCCTTTATTGTTCTGGAAGATAGAAAAGGATCTTGAAACATCCCGTTTTCAATTTTGCAATTGACTATGTTGAATTCCGTGCTGTTAATTTCACCATAGCTAAAATACAAGCATTGTGAAATAGTCACTAATTTATTCACCTACCTTTATAGGAAATAAGGGAAGTAATTAAACTTCCCTATCTAATACCTTTTTTAGCTAATTCATTTCTAATTTTAGTTGCGAATGATACTGCTTCCTGTTGAGTTGTATTATTTAAATTAGCAATATTAAAATTAATCTCAATACCACCAGTTCCAGCAACAGCAGGATTCATTTGTGGTATATTGAATTCAGGTATTTTAAAATTACTCATAAATGATTTTGATATATTAATAGCTTTCAGGAGGTTTGAGGTATCAATTTTATTTAACACTAATTCTTTTTCATGAAGCATTGCAAGTTTTCCACCAGAAAAACTGCCCGTATATTGTCCACCAGTATCAAACTTAGAAATATAATTAGAAGATGCCCATCCAGTTTTCTTACCTTTAGCAGTATCATACTTTACATTGTACCAACTGCCACTTTGACCTATAATCTCCATTACTTCATTTGCAAACAATTTACCAATTACAGTTCCATTTGGACTATTACGAACATTAAGAGTAGAAGCGTCATGGACTTTACCTCTGCTACCAGTAGACGGAGCAGGATTAGCAACAGGTGCAGGTTGAGCAACCGAAGCAGGAGTAGCAGTAGGTGTGGAAGTAGCAGAAATCCCAGATATACCGTTACTTGCAATATTCACCTTTTGCATCAGACTCAATAAATCTTGAAAACTTTGCCCCATTTTTTCTGCCTGAGCGATGTTAATTTGACTAAAGTCCTCTGAGAATTTAGTCAATTCTGCTTTGATATTTGCGATATTCCCCTTAATAATATCTTCTCGCATAGTTGCCCATTTTTGCTCATTGTTGATAAGTTCTGTATAGGTATATTCAATGGATGTAGTGGTATCTTTAGTTTTCTTGTCTTCTAGAGTTTTTTGGTCTTCAAGATTTTGTTTTCGCAAATCTAATTCATGTTTGCTTTGAGTATCAGCAATGGCAGATTGTTTATCAGCTAATTGCTGTTCTAAGACAAAACGTTTTGCCCTTGCTTCAATACTATTATCAAGAGATAAAACATTTATTTCCGATTGAGTCTTCTGAACATCTTTTTGAGCTTTGTCTAGATTCTTTGTGTAATCCTGAGCATTTGCTTCATCATCTAATTTTTTGATTTCTGCATCGATATGATCCATTACTGTAGTATGACGTTCATTTTCTGCATCTATAGCAATATTCTTTTGTGTCTCAACTGCTTTTTTATAGACATCTATGATGGAATTTGCTTCTTCAGTACGAAGGGATACAATTTCCTCTGATACGGCTTTTATCGCGTCTACATTTGCGGTCCATGCTTGACGTAATTTTTGAATCTTAGCAAACTCTATATCCATATTTTTTTGAGATATAGCAGACTGAGCATTATATTCAGCTATATAAGAAGATGATTGTTCATTACTAGCAGTGAACCAATTAGAATGATTTTGAGCGCCTTGAGCATTAATTTTATTATTTGCATCATTAAGTTGATTTATTTGTGTTATTTGATTTCCGATTAGCTCATTAGATTTGGATATTGTTAATGCATAATCATTGTTGGACTTTGCCTGTGCAATCTCTTTGGTTAAATCGTCTGACCTTGCTTTTGTTAATAATGCTTGTGCATTTGCTTCTTTGATTAGGGCATCAGTGTTATCTAGGACGGCAGGAGCTTCTACTGAACCCTTCCCACTTATTTCATCTATTGCTGTTTGGTTTGTCTTTCTAGAATTATAATCAGAGAGTATGGTTTTTACATATTTTTGAGTTTCAGCATAAGGAGGAATGCCATTGTATTTAGTAACTGCACCAGGACCAGCATTATAAGCTGCTAAAGCTAGTGATATATCTCCACCAAATTTATCAAGTTGTTGTTTTAGATATTTAGCTCCTCCTGCTAGATTCTGTGCAGGGTCATAGCTATTAGTTACTCCAAGTGCTTTAGCAGTTCCAGGCATTAATTGCGTTAAACCTACAGCACCAGAAGGACTTACAACACCAGCTCTAAATCCACTTTCCTGTTTTACCAAAGCATCTAAAAGAGTTGCAGAAATTCCATTTTGTTTTGCTGCTGCACGAATTAAATCTGCATATGGGCCTGTTACTGCTTCTTGTGCTTCTCCTGAATTAGAACCACCTGTACCATTGGGGGGAGTATAACTACCACTAGTAGGTGTTTTTGCTAAATCACTAGCTTTTAAATTAGATAAAGTATCCCATGCACTACTTGTTAGATTTGCTTGGTTCAGCATTTTATTAGCTGTCGCTAAAAGGTTGCCAGCTTCAGATACTCTATTATTATTTAAGATAGAAAAATGCTCTTGTTGATCAGTATTTCCACCTTTGTCAATTTGTGAAGCATAAGCAGCGTTTCTAGCTTCAAGTGCTTTAACTTCTGCCCCAATAGCAGCAATCCTTTTAGTAGTTGCGTCAATTATAGCTTGAGTCTCTAATTTATGAGCCTCGGCAGATGATTTTAAAGAACTAAGTTCTATAGTAGCAAGTGCTTCTTGTGCAGTTTGGTTAGCCTTTAAGGCATCAATATTTACACCAATTGCACTAGTCTTATCATTCATAACCTTGCTATATTCAGGATATTTATCAATCATCTTTTGATTTAAAGACGATTCTTCTTCAGTTAATTTATTCCCTTTGACAAGTTTATCTGCAACCTTTTGGTAACTAGTTATTAATTGTCCATTGGCAGCATTCTCACGAATCTTTAGAGCAATCTTTTGTGAATCTGCTTGAACAGACCCATAATCTAACGCAGTAGCTTCTTTTTTTGCAACGTTGTATTGTTGTTGAGCATCATCTACTGACTTTATTTTGCCCTCTAGAACAGCAAGAGCTTGTTGTTTAGCTTCTATTGCCCCATTATCAGTTGAAATAGTTTGACCATAATCATCAACGCTGGTGATATTGCCCATCGACTGTAAGACTAAAATATCTTCTTTTAATTTTTGAATTTGTTTTTGATTCTCATCATAGTTCATTGCCTTTTTCATAGCTTCTAATGCTACGGTAGCATCGTCTATTTTTTTAGGGTCTAGTGTATTTTGAAAATCAGCCAACGAAGTGTTAAAATCGGCCTGAGCTTTATTTGATTCCTCTAATTGTTGTTTTACTTTTGCTTGCTGATTAGCATATGAAACAAGTCCATATGTTAAAGCACTTACAGCAACTACAGCAAGGACTATAGGATTTGTTAATAACCCTAGCATTGATGCACCAAAAGCTCTTAATCCAGTTGAAGCAACAGCCAAAGAAGCAGGGAAAACTCCACCGAAAAATGCACTTGTACTTAATACTGATGCACCTAATTCTATCATTGAAGTTATTGCGCCAATAATTGCTTTACTCTGAAATATAGTCATTGTAGCTAATGCGGTAAATATAGCAGTGTTTAGAAAACCAAATTGCGTAGTTACATTACCAATGGCAGTTACAAATGAAGTTAATCCCCCTATTGCACTATTGATAAAAGTAGATGATAATAAATTCAACCAAATTTTTTGGGTTGCATTGGTTAAGTCATTTAATTTTGCTTCTGTAGATTTTGCGAATTCACCGTATCTAGTCATCGCAGAACCACTAGAATCTAATTGAGCTGATTGTAATTTTAATGCGGTATCCATGTTGTTCATTAATATCAGAAAATTCTCTCTTTGCCTTGTGCCAGCTAGAGCTTTTGCTGTAGCACTTTGTTCTACTTGGGAAAGAGTATTCCATTTACCACTTAACTCATTAATTACAGCAGAGAAATCTTTGAATTCACCAGATGTTTCCCTTACTGATATTTTTGCATATTTTTGGAAGTCCCTTTCCACGTTGGAAACGTCTTCATTATCCGCATCGAATTTTTTACCTCCCTTTACATCCTGGAAACGAGCGAACATAGTTTTAAAAGACTCACCAATAGAACTAGCAGATTTTCTACTAACGCTACTTACCGTTCCTATATAACTCACCAAATCACTAAAACTAGTTCCTGCCATTTGAGCTGAAACTGAGGTTCTTTCTAATGCAGTACCTAACTCTTTAGTTGAAGTAGCAGACATATTATCGACTGTTGTTAATTTATCAACTACAGTCATTGCTTCATCTGCATTCATTTTAAAACCATTCGTAATTGCAATAAGTTGATCTGCACTGGACTTAGAATCTTGGCCAGCAATTGCACCCATTACAGTTGAAGATTGAATTAATTTTAATGTCTCTTCTTGGGTATGTCCTGCTCTTAGGAATTCCTCTGCCGATGCCATTACTTCTGCTGTTGTAGAATGTAGTTGAGAAGCTAAGTCGGCATATGCTTTTGTCATTTCCATAACTGAGTCTCGTGTAATACCAGTAATCATTTGTATATTTGTCATAGATTTGTCAAGAGTATTTATGAATGTAAATCCTTCTTTTATTTTTGATAGAGTTCCAAAAATAAGACCACCAACAATTGTCCACTGAGCCATCTTTATTCCATTATTTACCAAATCTGCCCCGAACCCTTGAGTAGCAACCCTTGCCTCATTTATACCTGTACGAATCCTCGACATTGAGGTATTTATTGAAGCTGTTTGAGTTCTAAATCCATCTGCGTCCAAAACAGAACTACTTAATCCTGCAACAGTACCTTGAACAGCACCTATTTGAGATTGCACAGCAGGAGTTTGAGCTAAACTACCACCACTTGCTTGAATATTACGGATTGCTAAGGCATTGCGTTCCTGGTAGAGTCCAATTTGCCTTCTCAATTCAGCAGTTTCTTGTTCAGTAGTAACAACTGTTTGCCTAGCTGTTTCTGCATTTCTAGTATCTAATACTTCCCGTTCTCTAGCAGCCTGTAAATACATTTCTTCATATCTATTACCATTTGCTTGTGAAGAATTCATTCTAGTCTGTGCTTGAGCAATAGTTTCATTTGAACCTAGAATTGATTGTTCTATCTGTCTTTGAGCAGAAGTAGTTGTTGCTACTCTTTGTGCTTCTTCATTAGCAGTCATTCTTCTTGCTGTGTCACTTGCTTCTTGATGTGCTCTAAGTCTTGATTGCTCATCTCTTTGTGCTTGAACATATGCCTGATCTGAAGCATTATTAACAGCAGTGTTTCCTGCTAAAGCAACAGCATTATCCCTACTAGCTCTAGCTAATTGTGATCGCTCATTACCCCTACCAATTGCATTAGCAAGTTTATCTGCTTCATTTCTAGCTATCTTTAAAGTATCAGTATAAGACCTAGTTCTATCAGTTAAAACAGTTGTGTAATCGCCAGCTTTGCTTACCAATGTTTTAAAAGTGTCTACTTCTTTAACTCCACGACCGAGACTATCAGTAAATTCTCTTGTCTTGGAACTGATTTTTTCTATCTGCTCTCCTGTGCTAGTTGTAAAAATTTTAAACTTCTCACTTGTTTTATCTAGAGAACTAGAGTCTATATTTAGTCTTATTGCTTTATTTGCTTCACTATTAAGAGTTTGTATTTTTGAGGTGAGTGCATTTAACGCAGTGCTATCCGTAGTGACTTTTAGTATTAAAGGATCACCATTAATCTTTGCCTGAATCCCTTGTATATCTGTTAATATTTTCTTCTGTGAGACTTCCGATAATATCGCCTGTATATTAATCTGAATCATATCTGACATTAATTTAATCAACTCCTCTACATGAAAAATAGAGGGTGATTCCCTCTAACTACATTGAACGTATCCCCTCATTCAGTAATGCTTTTACTAGTATTTCTTTCGCTTTACCATTTTGTAAATCTTGCTTAGTTTTTTCTATAAATGGGCGAGGTTTTAAATAATCCGAACTGCCCATATAATCATATTCTCCGTAACCTGAACCATCTCCATATTCAACTAATCCTGCAAGTGAAAAAGGATCTTTATTATTGGGATTATAATTTTGATTGCTCATTGTGTTATTTTCTACATTTAGTACGACCATATTACCGCCCGAAAATGTCTCTGATTTCATCTGATTAACGTCAGACAAACCACCATTATCTTCTCTCCTTATATATTGCTTAGGAGAGTATGCGTCATAAACAACAGCCTTTACGTTATCTGATTCTAATTGTTTAACTTCAGATGCTACGGTAGTTGCCATAGCTTTTTGTACTTTTAACAAAAGATATGTTTCTAATTCTTTCATGCTATTGAAATTAGGCATTGAGAATTACCTCCTATAACACCTTTTTCTTACGAGGTGTTGATTTAGGTTTGGGTGCATTGAAGCTAGAAATGATACTTGGAAGTTTACCCATAATTTCTCCTAGTTCTCCCTGAGCTGGGAGCTTGAGTGCGATTTTATTTAATACCTGACTAAGAATAGAAGCAACACTATTACTAAGTTCGATTTCTTGAGCAATTTCACTTTCTAGTGTTTGAGTAAAATCACTGTAATCGCAGTTTATTCTTACACATTCAATTACCCCATGTTCTTTACAGAAATCATAAAATTCAACAGCTAGTGCAGAATCAATATTATTTTCTAAATCTGTTAACCCTTCAAATTCAATGTCTGTGAAATTAGCTAGGATGTAGAGAGATGTGAATAAAGTTTTTAGAGTATAATCTATTTTTATAAACCCAGATTCATCTTTAGAGAGGGAAATTAGGATTATATTATCAATTATGTTTTGTTGAGAAGAGATAGGGACGTAGTTGGGTTTTATTAGAGTTGGGAGATTTGTATTGCCTGATTGGATCTTTTCTTTTAATTCGTTGAATTTCATTATTTTTGACTCCTTTTAATTTTGTTATTTAGTTGCTATTAGGTAAATTAAATGAAAGCATCTTCAACATCTTCTGAACCATCCCTAATTATATAAATCTCAGTAGTTGTTGAACTCTTATGTCCTAACAATGCCTGTGCAGCCTTAATATCCTTATTCTCATACAACACAAGATCCGTGGCTCGCTTTTCTCTCAGTTGGTGAGGATGGACACGTCTATTAATAACTTTACTAAAGTCATCCTTGCACCAATCATTAAACAAACCTTCTCCTGCTTGACGATATTCACCCTGAGATTTAGTTACAAATACATAGGGGCAATCATCTTCTCCACGAACTTCTAACCATTTATTAATAGCGTCCATAGCAGATTGATCAAACTTTAACTTTCTTACCTCACCAATAACTCCTTTACCCTTACAGCGAGTCTCTTGAGTGGCATAGAAAGTAATAGTTTTTGTTTCTTCTGTACCATCATCATTCTTGATTTTCTTTTCCTTAATAATAGGAGCATAGTCAACAACTTCTTTGAGTAGTTGCCTGGATTCTGCTCTTCTACAAGCTGTTGAATAAGTGAATTTTAAATAAGCTAATTTCTGCCACTGCCCACGGTTTTCAAGGTCTTTTAAAAGCAATTCCCATTCTTCTGCATTCATTGGTTGTTTTACATGTAAATCGTTAAGGGCAGGAGCCGAAATTTTCTTAGTTATGAAGTTTTTGAACAAGGGATGCTCATCTTCATAAAATGTAATAATATATCCATTTAAAGAACTAATTGCAGCACGTTTTAATCTAACTCCAGAAGAAGACATTCCTCTTCTAACAAGGAAGTTTTGATATTTTAGAAAGTCTCTACTTTTAATCTCTAATAATGATTTATCTTCACAATGCTCATAAACCCAAAAGAAGAATATATGTAATGCTGATAAATATTGTCGAAGTGTTTTAGGAGAGAGGTTCGTGGATTCTAATAAAAACTCTTTTGTAATATCACGATTGAATTTATTTAGTTTATTCCATTGTTCGTTTGTAACTGTTGGAAGCTTTTCTGCAATTGATACTTCTGCCATTTATACGCCATCCTTATTCTTATTATTATTTGTATGCTTTAAATTTACTACAAACCATGTCAATAATCTCTTCTTGAATCCTGCCTTCAACAGCTTTATTAATGATACTACAATTATTTTTATATCTTTTACATTTGATGCAATTAGATTCAAATTCTTCTAATTGTGTGACAGTAGGGAATATCCCCACATAATCAACAGGATAAATAGCAATATTAATATGTGGGTCTTTTGAATCATAAAAAATGCCATTTACTCTTTCACATGTGGTATTATCATCTATCCAAATTAATTGTGTATCTGTAATGGAATCTAGGAGTAATTTAAAGTAGTTATTTGCATCTTTATCTATCCTATCGAAATAAAAAACACAGTCAACATAAAAATGTTGCGTCTTATTAGGTCTTAAATTCCATCCTTGAATTTTTACTTGCTCATTTATGTATTTGATAAAGTTCTTCTTATACTTTTTTGCTTCAGCAGTTTCATACATTGTTACCATAGGTTTGCCATGAGCAATAAAAGGTCTTGGTTTTAAATAATGGTTTACTGAAACTGGGATAGGTGATATTAAATTAAGTATATTTGGAATATTAATTCACTCCTTGTCGTTATTCTAAAAAGGGATAAAAAAAGAGAAGAAGACAAACAAATGTCGTCCTCTCTTTATGAGTTATTTCTTAATCTTTATATCTATTGTTTTCTTTTCTATTTTTACTTCGTCTGCAAATTCTACGTCTTCCCACTTAATATTCTTAGGAGTGAAAAGCATCTTGATATAATCTTCTTCTCCTTCAAACTCCAAAACACCATCAGTAAAATAGAGTTTATCTTCTTTCTTAACAATATGATAAACTTTATCCATATGTATACCACTTGGAGGGAAAGCATAGCAAGTATAAGATAATTTAACCTTGTCGAATCTTATCATTGAATAATCCCCCTATTAGACCTCTACATAGTGCATCATATTACCAGCACTATCGGCAAGAATATCCCATTCGATTGAGAGTTTAGCCACGTTGTCTACGTCCATTGTCAGGCTTACATTTGATTTTGGTTTTACATTAAGTAATTGATATTGAACAAATTTATCAACTTGATCTGTCCCCCGAATCGCCGAATCTGCATAAATCTTGAACCCTGAAGGAAATGATGCATTATCAACTGTAAATTTACTAACAGTCGAATCTACCAAATAGTAAGCAACAATATACCCAGCAGTAGAAAAAGTTGTAGCATTAAGCGTCAATGCTAATGTAGCAATACTATATGTATTTGGAGTAGTAGCAGGGGTTCCTGCAAGTTGCTCGATATCTTGAGAAACCATATCGCTATTGAGTTTAAATACAGACAAAGAACCTGCTTTTGGAGCAACTAAAAGACTTGCACCGCCACCACCAGCTTGAACTGCAAGAACTTCTCTCTTAGCGATTGACATACTTGTGCTTGTGATAGTTGTACCAAAAAGCATTGCGATCATCTTTGTTTCAAAGATCTCCATTTCAGTTTTAAACGTACCTTCACGAGCCTTATCCCAACGAATTGCTTTAGTTGTTTTATTGAACGCATAGACAGAGTCCGAAGTAAAGTCAATCGAGGAAGTTTTAGCATAGTTGCAATACATTACAGGTTTGTTTGTTAGAGTTGAAATGATTTGCAAATTTGCACAGTCTTTAATACCATATAACATTGTTAATTATCCCCTTTCAATAATAGATTTATATTTAATTTATAATAAAGAGTCTTACAACTCATTATTCTTTTGGTTTGTAATTGAGTTTTATCAACTCTGACCAATGTTTGTCTTCGATTAAATCTTTTTCACCTGAAATCAAATAAATACTAAAACTATCTTCATAGCTACTAATCCCCATAATTGTTTTATAGCAATTAATTATTCTCCATAAAGACCATTTTTTTATTTCCTCAATAGGTATATGATATCTACCACCAAATTCACATACATTAAGTACATCTTCCAATTTCAGTTCATTCTTTTTGGCATTTCTAGCCCTACCTGCCTGAAGTTTCTCCCAAATATCCCTTTGAATATCATTAGCAAAAGTCTTTCTTTCTGCCTTTTGACGTTCTCTGCTACATATTTCTAATATCGTTTCCGCAAATTCATCAAAGTTATCTTTATGTAATCTTCCTTTAAACCCCTTAAACGCTATTCCTTTTTCATCGGAATCCATTTCAGATTTGCAGAAAAATTCTAAAGACATGAATAGATAACCCATAAATTCTTGTGAACTACATAAAAGATCAAAATTAGTTAAATCTTCTTTTTGCTCGTCTGTTAAATCAACTGAAACATTATCAAGAGTAATATAGTAGGGAAGAAGGAGTTTTTCAAATTCATCTATCCCATATTTTAATATTTCTTCAAAACTTGGTTGATGAATAACACAGACATCGTAGAAATTTATAGGGTATTGCACTTTTAGATATAAATTATATTTATCCATAATTTCACCTACTGAAATTCAGTTGATTTATAGCAGATATAAACCCCAGAGTAATTTTCATTTACAATAAATTCATCCATCTCATAGAATGGTAATTTACCCAACCCTAAATCTCTTGAGGAATTAAAAACTTCATCTATGTACCCAAGAAGCATATCATATCGAATTGAACCATAATCAGTCTTTAACAATGAGTTGTGCGTTATAATGTAGAAGTAAATACTACCATTTTTATATGTCATTCCATCATGTCTGTAACTAAACTTCATTGTAATAAAACTATTCGCTTCTGTTTGTGCAGTAGGCACAAATCTCCACGGATAAATTTGTGAGTAAACTAAAGAAGACACATCAAAATCAACTGGCAGAGGTACATCTAGAAAATTATCTTCATTGTTTACAAGGCACTTTACGATATTGTCATTTTGAATTAACTTCATTAATATATTTGTCTTATTTTGACCAAGTTCACTAAATCTTGAAATTTCTATTCACCCCTTACATAAGTGATTTGATCTGGATTCTTAATTCATTAGAACATGAATCAATATCATTACGACTCTTTAATCTAACATATCCATAAATGCTACTCGAATTGGCTTTCACAATAATAGTTTCACCATAAGTTCCAGATGTAGAAATGACTGAAGCTAAGGCTGTTGAAGATACTCCATCATCAGCAAATAAACCCCAAATAATATTTCTCATATCGGAAATGCCATTATTAGTTACAATTGCACTATATGTACTTTGCTGACTAACTTTAATACTACTAGAGCCACTAATTGCCAATGCATTATTTGGAACTACAGCTATATTACCATTAACAATAATATTAGTAACGACATTGTGGTAAGAAGCTCCAATATTAGATATTCCTGTTCCAACGCAAGTAATAGTTAGTGTACTATTATCTACGGTAGATACATTAAGATTATCATTAGTGATAGATAGAATTGGAGAAATTTCTTCAATACCATTTGCAAAACATTTCAAAATGATAACCGAAGTTTCGTTAGTGAATAGTAAGTTTACAATAGGATTACTAATCAATTGCATAGTATAGACAATCTGATGTGAATAATAATTAGCAATACCCAATTCTAAATTATCATCAACTACAATCAAGTCTTTCTTAATCCTTACATCCAACAACCCAACATTTGAAATTGCATCCACACCGAGCACACTATAAGCACTCCCACTCAATATAAATCTTGTATTCAAATCAATATTGCTTGAGTCTGCTGTATTAGGACATGAAATGATATATTCATCTGATGCAAGAGAGATAAATTTATCTATGCTTAGACTTATATTGCCTTTGCCAATTATACAAGGAATGGATATGAGATTTGATTGTGGGGAATAAAATTTTAGGATGTTGTTACTTTCCTGCATGACCCCTTTATAGTAAATATCATTAAATTGTTCACTTTTAGTTACAATATAATCCCTGCCTAAATAGAAGAACAAATCTCCAATATCTAATACTTCAGTTGGTCTCAACAAAATAGCTTTCCCATCATCAACTTTTTCTCCTCTAGCACTAGAACTATTATCAGTAATTATAGCTCCTACAGGAGTAACAATATTGTCTCTAGTCCTTTGTATCTCAAAATAACTAGGATTATCATCAGTAAATTGTGATAATACCATTGCACTAAAATCATTCTTTTCTCTTTCACCTTGAGAACTTCCACCATTCAAAACTCTAATAGAATTTGCTTCTCTAATGCTCAAATATTATCACCAGCCTTTCATGATAAACCATATTGCTTTTGAAGTTTCTGAACTAAATTTATACAAGAGAATATTTCCTTCTTAAAAACTTTATGATCTACTTCTGTATCAGAAATTAGATATTGTACTTTACACATCAAACTAATAAATCTTGCATCATTTTTTAAGATTGTAATTAATTCTTTACTCCCAATCAACTCTCTATTGAGACTTTCAAGGTAACTGAGCAAAGTTTCACTATTATCTTCTTTTAAGCAAAGACTTTTGTATAATTGCCCAATAAGGAACTTCAAGTAATTCTCAAATGCTTTTTCATTAAGCATTCCAAATTTCACTTCAATCATAATCCCAAATCCTTTTTGGGATCAAAATTAGAATGTAAATAAGAAGTAATCATTCTGTTTGCTGTTACTGTTGCTAAAGTATGTGTTTGTCTAATCTCTTTAAGTAAATTTGCAGGGGAGAACATACTAAAATCTTTACTCGATAAATTATTTCGCAAATTCTCAATCGTATAGAGCTTTGGATTAAGCCATTCTACAACTAATAATTTTGCAAGAATACCTTTTTCTTTATCAGTTAATTCTAGATTAAATTGCTTTAAAACTTTATCTCTGTCTGATAAATCTATTTTACATTTACTAAATTCACCAATTGAACTTAACAACCAACCTTCGAGAATTTCATTTTGAATGTCAGAAGACAAACTTAAAAACTCATAGTCAGAAGTCATGCCTGAAAACAAATCATAAATATCACTATATGGAGTTGGAGTCATGTATCACAACTCCTTTCTACTTAATAAAGTCTTTTAAGCTAGTGTGCATTATTTTATCAATGACACTAATAATTCTAGTATCATATAAAGTACCGTTGTCAATCATTTCTCTTGCCTTATCAGCAATCAATACTCTTGTTCCGTTAGGTGCTTTACTTAAGATTTCCTCAATTTTCTTAGGAGTTTTTTGAAAGAAATCTTCTAAGTTTTCTCCAACTTCAGAAATTGTTCTGTATAGTTCTGCAAGACCACGAATTGAAGCAACAACTTCTTCATCCTCAATAATAATCCAAGGCTTTGTAAGAAATTTAGGTTGCGATGCCCTCATGGTTAATATTTCACCGTACTCAACGTCTTCTGTTGTTCCAAAATCATTCCAAACTATTGTAGTACCAGTTCTAGTAGAGATATAAGTAAGTCCACCATAAGTAGCACTCCTGCAAGGAATTAATTCATTTCTATCTATTTGTATTTTTGGCTTTCTTTGTACGGGTTGAGTTTCAGGAATCAATTCAACTTTTTCAATTGCAGGTTTCTTGGTAGCTACTTTTTTCTTTGTAACCACTTTTGTTACTGGTTTATCCGTAATATCTTTTTTAACTACCATTTATATTCTTCCCTTTCATTCAGATAATAGGGAAGAACTAACTTCCCTATTATTATATTAACTATAGATTACAGATCATAAATTCCATATAATTTGTTGAAAATGGTGCTTACACCGAAGTTCTTAACCATTTTGTAAGCAACGGACATATCAAGAGTAGATTCTCCATTGGACTCATCTACGATAGCACTGACACCTTCATTGACGATTTTAATAGGTTTAACATTCATTGGAAGGATATAAAGAAGAGTGTCATCCAATTTGAAATCAAAAGTATTCAAGTTATGAACTTGGGTAATAGGCATAAGAGGAAGACCTCTCCAGAAACCAAGCTTACCTCCTGTATACATTTCATTCTTCATGTTTTCACTCCAAGAAATATCAGCAGTACCATAAAGGTTGCCCAATGCAACTTTTGTCCCAGCGATTACGATAGGTGCATTACCATTGGCAGCTTGAACATGATCACAAATGCTTTGAAGAGTTGCAGCAGCAAAAGTACCTGTCATTTTGAAAACTGAAGGAAGGTATGCAATTGAAGCATTCATCGAAGTATAAATGGTATCTTTTAATTGATTGTCAAAACCTTCTTGCACTTTACCTACTAATTTACTCCAGTCTAAGCGACCAGCCATAATACGAAGCAACGATTCTCCAACAGCCAAACCATAAGTACTAACTGGTACAGAGAATACAGAACCTACGTCCATTCTTTGTGTCTTAATGTCCAAGTTGCCTCGTGCAATCTTGGATACTGTAAGAATAGAATCTGACTCAACTACGAATTCATTTTTGTCTCCAAGGTTCATGTCTTTGAAGTCAACAAATTGATTGAAAAATGTATTGTCAGCCCATCCAGAAGTAACAACCTCATCAAGAGCTACCTCTACAATTTCAAAAATTTCATTCTTATGTTTTCTGAAAGTTCTATAGTCAGGTGTAGCAGAACCACAAATTTCAACAAGAGCTTCTTTAACAACTTTATTACCATCTTTTACAGAAAACTTATCAACCGAACCACGAGCAGTATCAACCATAACTTTAATTAAATCTTTACTCATAATAATTACTTTCCTCCTTTTAATTTATTTATTATTAAACGCTTAATACACGAGCACGAATTTTCTTATATGTATTTCCTACTTGACCATTAGAACCTACATATGTCATAAGTCCAACTGTTTCAACAGCTTCAATTTTCAGAACTGTTTTAGCAGTGCCAGAGGCAGCAATTTCTGCAAGTTTATAAGAAGCATTTGCAGCGATTAAAAAGTTTCCTACTACTGCATCAGTAGCGAGCAAAGTAACACCATCATAAGAAATTTCTACAACGTCACCAACATTGAGTTCATAACCTTTGCAGATTGTGTTAGCTTCAATAGAAAATTGTCCTAGTTGTTTCTTTGTATATGTGGACTCATCATAAAGAATTTCATCCATGTAGACCATTACTGCCGTAGCTGTAGGAATAGTTGCAGTTGCAAATTGATTCAGATCATAAACCTCTTGTTCACCAGAAACAATATTACCTACGATACCTACGAAACCATTTTGAAGAACTGTTGCATTTTTAACATTATAGATATGACCAATTTTACGACTTTTTACCTTAACTAAATCACAAATTGAGTTTGCCATTTTAAAATTCCTCCTTATTTCTTATTTATATATTATTTATCAAGATATTTTGTAAACAACCCACCATAAGGTTCATTGTCAACATCATCTTCATGGGAAACGCTAATTTTAACTGTAGCTTTCTTAACTTTGTTTACTGAGAAGTTTGCAGTCTTTTTGACAAATAAAAGTGCTAATTCTTTTTCAAGATTTTCAAGTGTGAAGTTAGCAGAATTTGTTTTTAATGCTTCAAACTCTTCAACACCAGTAAGCTTCTCTTCGTATTGAGAGAACATTTCTGTCTCTTGATCTGCACGTAATTCAGAAAGAGTAACTACTTCAAATTCTTGAAGTCTTACAATTTCAGGTTTAACTAATTCATATTCAGTTGTAATTGTGTCTAGTAAAGTTTGTACTTCATTAACTGCTGTTTCCTTTTCAGTAGTAAACTGAGCAGTCAATTCTTTTTCTTTGTCGCTAATAGCATAGTCAATTGCTTCTTGAGGGAACATGCTGATTACAACAGTACCTTCAATAAAATCAACTATTTCAAATTTCTTGCGTTTCTTTGATGTGAAATCAACGACAACAGAATCGCCACTTGCAGAATAAGCGAATCCAAAAAGATTATAATTTTCTTGTCTGTCATAAGCGAACACTTCTGAGTCAGTGTGATCAACTGGTGAGTATTTGGAACAATTGTCGCCCCATCTGTCAACAAACATTTCTGACCTTATAGCGTTATCAAGTTCTTCTTCCTTTTGAGAAGCTAATAGTTCAAATTGTTCTTTAGCTTTAACTTCTATCTCTTCAATTGAAAGTTCTTCAATACTAAATGAAATACTTTCTGGTGTAAGATTGTATTTGGTTAGGACTTCTAACTTTTCATCCAATTTCAATTTCTCCTCCTTTTCAAAGTTATTTTCTGGGGTATTTATATCAACCTCTGGATTAGCAGAGGGTTGAATCTTAGAAAACTGTTTGAACTGTTCCATCTTTTCTTGGATTTCCTTCTTAAAATCTTCAGAAGAGAATTTTAGTTCAATAGACGCTTCTTCCATAGCAGGTAAAATATCTATATTAGATAATGCACATGCACCAAAGAATTGGAAAGATGTAAAATGAAATAAATTATCATCTTCAAAACGACCTTGATAATTTTGATGAACTTCCATAGACTGCTGATGTTTTGTATCCCTTTGGAGAATATCAATAGGGTCATCCCATTTTGTCCAAAGAAGACCATCTACAACAAGATACTCACGTTCAATGCCACTCTCAGTGGTTTGTTTTTCAAATCTAGCATTATTAGTTTCAGGAATTACCCCAATTGCTTGACCAATATATTTAATTTTATATTGACCGTCATCTTTAACCAATACCTGCCTATGGTCTGAGTAATCAATTTCACCATCTTTATTCTCTTCTATGTAAGCTAGAATTGGCGTGTTAGCTAAAGATGGAATAGCAGATTGCACAACATCTTTTGCAAAATATGAGCCATTAAAATTTTCTTCTGTATGCATGAGCTTAATAGTTACTTCCATGAATCTCGTATCTTCAACTTCATATGTTTTTCTTACAGAAAATTCAACTGGAATATTCCTACCCACAACATCCACGTATTTTCACCTCCTTAAACAGTCACCAAGTTACTCAATGACTTCATCTAAATCTATAGTATATGCGCGATTAGCAGGATCATTTGAACCATTAGCAACAGTTTTATCTCCACTTGCAGTTTTAACCCCATCCGCTTTCTTAGGCGCACCGCCAGTTCCATCAGAACTTAAAGTTGCAGATGATTGCATTGGAATCATAAGATTTGGAAGGTCTAGAATTGTATTTTCTAAAAATAATAAATTATTAAATGAGTTTGGGGAAATTCCTAAACAAGCAGCAGCTTTCATTTTAGTTGGAAGACCATATGAAGCTGATGTAATAAAACTATCAAATAATTCTTTATAATTGAATATAGTAGAATTTATATATGATACTTTAAATTTATAGGTTTCTGAATTATATCTATCAACTAACCTATTTACATTTCTTTCTATCTGCTTAACTAACGACCAACTCAATGCTTCATCCGTGATCACGCTTTTTGCTAAACTAGCACCCGTTCCATCAGCAGCAGACATTAGCAATTGACTTACTCCAGATTCAGTCCAGAACTGAGCGTTACTATCAGCTACTCTGTTAGTTTGTGTTTTCTCTTCATCAAATTTAATAGGTGCTAATTCAGTTGGAGATAAAAGCAATCCAATTTCAGGAGGTAAAATACTGGCAATGAAATTATAATATTTTGTAACTTCATCAGGATCAATCAGATATGGATTAGATGCATCAGACTTCGGATCTAAAGGTAGTGTCATAGCAAGCAAGGAATAAGCACCTAATGCAGTTCTTGTTTTTTGGAGTGCCTTATAGTCTTCAATGTCGTAAAGACTAGCGAAAACTGAACAAAATGGCACTAAAGGGTAATCAATATCTTCACTTATCTTTAAACAAAAACATTTTTCTGGGTCAACTTCTTGCCATCTTTTATGTGTTTGGTCTTTTTTGTAGATAGCAAACATTTCTTCGAATTCACTAGGAAATTGTGCAAATATAGCTTTGTTTTTACCATTAAAATATAAAAAGTCAAAACTATACGTATAGCAACCATCTACTATACTAGTTATCTCGCAATAATCATTTGGAAGTTTTTGAAGAAAGAATGAGTCTTTAGTTGAATGAGCATATCCAAAGAAAATATCTTCTCTCCAAGCACCCACTCTTGCTTTAATTAACTCATGTTGTAAATTCATATTTTCTACTGTTAAACAAAGGTCATTATATGTTTTTAAGAACATTTTATTATTTAACTTTTCATAATTAATATAATAAGGTTCAACAGTATATTGCATTAAATGAATAGTTGCAAAGTAATTTATCAAACGTCTATACTGAGGTGAGACTACATATAGAAAATTACTCATTCTTCTCAAGTTTTTAGAATATAGCTCAGGTTTCTCCAAATACTTAATTACATCTTCTCTAGTATATTTAGTAAAGAATGATTGAGTTTTTTTAGCACTTGAGTTATTTAAGTCCTGTAATATTAATTTTGCTAATTTTGAGAAGTCTAGATTTGGGACAGTTGGTGGAGTAGGTTGTTTTACGGTCAAAAGATTACCTCCTTTCTGAGATTATGAACGTAATGTTGGTTTACGGAATTTCATAAGTGATGATAAATTAGTATGTTTTTTCTTTCTTTGCTTGTTTTTCTTTTCCTGTAAATGAATCCAAAACATTCCATAAAGCAATGCAGAGAACTTATCCTTCTGGATTTTTCTTGACACACGTTCAATTTTAGTATCATTACCGTTTTGCTTATATACTAAATTCATAATTTCTTCACTTAAATTATCACTTAATATATATGGAATTTGATAATTAGCTAATTCATCGCTATCTCTGATTTTATGTTTAATTTTCTTTTCCATATCCTTTATACCTTCATATGGACTTTTCAGTAAACCGATATCCATTTTATTAAAGACTTGCATAAAGTTATTTATCATGTCACTATTTTTTGTATCTTTATTCTGTGCTTTTAATGCAAAGACCATAGGGATACCATTCTCTGACTCGTATTTTTTCCATTGTGCTTTTTCATCATTTACAACATTATAGGGGGGATTACCATCATCTAAATTTAACACTAATTGATCTACTACCCCAGAACCAATTCCGTTTGCATCAACTATTAGGATTCTAGCTTTAAATTCTTTTACTTTCTGTTTTAAGAATTTTGCTTGCCAAGTATCATGTTGTCCCTCCATAGAAAATAGATTTACGACTTCCTTAACAAAATTTCCATCGCTTCTAGGAGTTAACTTTATAATAACTAAACAAGAAAGAGCGTTTTCGTCTCCTTCATTTCTACTAACGTCATATGCTAAACAGTAAATGACATTGTTATCACCACAGTGTTCCCACTCAGCAACACCTACTGTTCTACACTTCCGTAATTTATCGTCAGAAACAAGAGAGTCTGTGCTAGAACCTGTCCAGATACTTTGGTATTCTCTCATGAAGTCAAGAATTGAAAATGTAGGTGATTCTCTAAGTTCTTCAATAAAATCAATATCTAATTGTCCATACATACAAGGCAACTCGTAAGAGTTACCAATGCAAAATGCAGATTTACCATTAAGCATGTCTTGATATACTTCAGCCATCTTCTCGTATGCAAATTGTTGTTGCGTCCCTGCTGTAGTGATATATAGCTCACATTTATGAACTTCACTTGGGTCAACGCCACCACATGATGCTATACGATCATTAGCCATTAAGGGCACAACTACAGCATTAAGTATATTCCCATCAAATTTCTTATCGGAAATTTCCTCAATTGCTCCTCCGTATCTACGACCTCCACGACTAGAATCACGCATTTGAACAACGTCATATTTAGAACCATTGTGGAAAACCAATTTAGTATAATCTTTATTTTCTGTAAAAATCTTTATTTCATTTCTTAGCAAAGGATAATGCTCTAAAATATCATTAATATTATCAGCAGTAATTTTAGCAGCTTGTTCTTTACCGACTGCACATGTGAAAAGTTTTGTTTTGGGGTACATAATACATTTTAAAATAAAAGCTAAATTTTGAAGATAACTCTTAGAAGTACCCCTAGTGGCAGTAAGAAAAACTTTTCGATATCTCATCATTATTCTTAGATATACTCTTTGATAATAATACAATTGTATTTTAGAATCAGGCGAAGAAATGAAGTCAAGGAATTTATCAGGGAAAAACCTAAAATAACTACATAATTCTCTCCATTTTTCCTTAGAAGCTTCAAACCCTTTAATTTGCAAATTATTAATATTATTAGATTCAATACTTTGTGGATTAGCGAATGTATCGCTATCTTTTGTTCCTCTGTTTCTTTTACTAAAATTACTTGACGATGCCACTACGCATCATCTCCATTAACAATATCAGAACTGTCATCAACCTCAATGTCATTAATAATAATTTGATTAATGTTATCAATCTCATCCATTTCTATCTTTGGAGAGTCAAGAGGAGGTGATACCATTGACTCTACTTTATTTAATTTCAAAGTGAAGTTTTCAATATGCATAATTGTCTTATCAACAATATCTTGAGTAAGACCCCTAATTTTTCTGTAATGCTCCCAAGGTGGTATAAACCCATCCTTTTCAACTTCTGCATAAATGGTGGAAAAATTACGAATTCCTCCTGTTTTATCTGCATCTGTCTTATCCATTGCTCTAAACTTAGAATCAGCCATATATTTGGAAAATAAATTACCTAGTTTTGTAGCTTCATCATAATGACTCTCTTCAAGCTCTTTATCCATTTTCAATGAAATTATAGCTAACTTTTTTAGATAAACCTTATCTTGTGCAGTCTCAATATTATTAGATAACTCCATGCCACTATAAAAATCTTCTAGTTTTGCATAGTCTTCTCTAGGATGAATGCCCCAACGAATAATAATTTCTTCTGTAACCTCAAAGGCAGTTGTTGTATTTATATATTGACCCATGTTTATCTTTACAGGATTAATACTATCTGGCTCGAATTTACTATCTTTCCATGTTCCTTTTTTAAATTCATTAATTTTAGAGTTCGCCATTGTAATATATCTACTCCAAGGATCATCTGGGTTATTTTCTTTTGCACTTCTCCAATATGAGTAAATGAATGGAATGTCTAATAGCTGAAGGATCTTATATACAGTTTCTATCGTATTATAATCAAGCATGGATTTTACGCATATCTTGCATATGTTTAATTTACCATCCACGGACAAGACGGAATTTGTATTATAGAACGCGGAAAATATTAATTCCCTGTGGCAATTATCACACTCTTTTTTAGGTCTTGGTTCTGTATTTTTTACTCTCCTAACTACCATATTTTCATTCTCCTTTAATTCATGTTTATAGACATAACGAAATTCTCCATCAAACAAGATGGAGAATTTTAAACACCTACAAATTAATCTTCCAAAAAGTCCTGCATTTCTGCCTTAACTTCCAGTTTTCCTAATTCCTTAAACTTATACAATGTCTCAATAACTTTATTAATTGTGCAATCGACACAACCGTCAGAATTAAAAACAACATCCAAACATTCACTAATCAATTCATCTTCACGAGTCTCATTACATTCAGGACAAAAACAATCTTCTAGCTCATCTTCAGGGTCTCCACAACCTTCACATTGAGTGCAGTCATATTCGCATGTACTACATTCTTGTTCTTCCTGCTCTAGTCTACGTTGTTCTACGCAATCATCACAATCACATTGGATAACTAAAGGTTCTTCTTCAGTGGCAAGTTCTTCACATGCAACTTGTTCATAAAACTCATCAGATGATACCATTAAGCTATCTACAAAGAAATATTCAACCCAATCCTGAGTTTCTTTATCCCATAGTGATTCATTTTTAAATACACGCATATTTATATTTATCCACCTTTATTTATTATTTTAATGTTATTAATGTTATTAAACCTAAAGTTCGGAATTATCCTTTGCATTAGAAACATGTTTAGAAACTTCAATTGAACCATTTGCAGATATCTCACTTATCTTAATATTGTTCTCTATGTTCATTTTATTGAATATATATGCAACACTATCTTCCATACTCCAACCACAATTTATCAGAGCAGTATACATACCACATGCACAACTTGCTTCTTTAATACCCCTAATAAACTCTTCTTTATCAAGTTGCTTAGGTACACTTAACTCCATAGGTTCAAAGAACATAATTATATCTGAATCTGGTTTATTTAATTCTACAGGTAGAATAGCATCTTTTGTTTTTGTTTCCTTTTCTTCTAGCGACATATTAATTCTCCTATTTCCTACAAAATTTTATCCACAATATTGAACTCATCTGTAACTGCATCAGAACCCCAAAAATACCAGTCATACTTCATTTTCTTGATTTCTTCTAATCTTTCATCTGAAATATTTGTAGTATCAGTTATAATTGTTTTAAGTTTATTCCATATAGTTGCTGTTTCTTCCATGTCATCAATCATATCTTGATGTTTTCCAGAAGTTCCAGATATAGCACTATGAACCATAATTCTTGAATCAGGCAAAGCTCTACGTTCACTTCCACTTATTAATATCCAGAACCCACCTGAAAAAGCTATCGTATGAACAGTAGTAATAATCCTGTATCCATCATTTACAACCATACTTCTGATTTTAGAGCAGAGGGCAATTGTTGAATATGCATCTCCACCGTATGTATCCAAAACAATCTCAATAGGTTTTTTAGTTCCTGATTTTTTATCAATAGCTTGAAGTCGATCTAGATAATAAATTACCTTAAAGATAGACTCTCTATCAATCTCCTCACAAATAAAAATACGTCTGTCTCTGATTGCAGAATTTATTTTCATTTCTTCTATTACTCTATCTGGTTGGATCATAATTTCCATATCTATATTACCTTTCAGTTTAAATTTTATTGTAAAATTACATCCTTAATCAATTCAATTTTCCCATTATCATCAACAATACAAATGGTTTGAGATGCAAAAGTTGTAGCTCCAAACTTAACTGAGTAGTCATTATATCCACTCAAACAACCTGTATAAATAACATATCTTCCGTTATTCTCAGACTCAATATTAAAGTTATGTAAATGGCCCTTAAACAGAACATCATAGAATTGGTTATCTACAGAAATCTCATTTCTCATAGCCCTCTTACCATCTTTAGTAGAGTCCTCACCATGAATGAATTTACATTTAAGTCCATTAATACTTTTAACTATTTCTTTATCTGTATGTGATCTATCAATGACTGTTACACGTTTATTATCGGTTATTTCTACATAAGTTTTAAGTTGTTCTCTAATAATAACTTCTGCATTATCTCCATCAAGATTAACTTTCTTATCTCCATTTATTCTGTCGTGATTTCCGTAAATGCTATCATATTCAACTTTTGTATATTTGCTTAACGCACACAGAAATCTATAAATTAGTTTAATAGCTTTATTTATTTGCTCTGATTGTGTAAACTCACAGAATTGACTTTGATTTGCTCTCATGTAAGTATGTTCTATTATATCTCCTGTGTTGACAACAGAAATATTACTAATTCCATACAATTCTATGTATTTATAGCATTCAGAAATAAGTTTATCTACTCTTTTATTAGCAATTTCCCAATTATAGTAATTACCCTTACAATTATCAATCACATACCCGATATGCCAGTCTGTCATATGGACTATCATTTTATATTTGCTATTATTTACATTTAATGTTTCATGACAATATTCAGGAATAATAATCGTACAATTTTCTGATAGATAATCTTTAATATCTTCCGCAACACTAACAGACTTAATGAAGTCTTTTTTTAGAGCATTAAGTTGTCTGTTTTGGTCTCTAATTTGTTGTTTCTTAATATCAAGTTCTCCGACAATTTCTCTAACTTGATCTAATTTCTTTTCTACAATAATATCTCTGATTACTTCTTGTTTTTTGAGAGTACCATCTTTACCTTGGCGTTTTTTAATAAATTGTCTATATGCTTCTCCAGTTGGAAACGGTAGTTCATAAAAATTGTTCAAGTCTGACCAAGAAGGTTTATTAGTATTAAGTAGAGTCTTATATTTATTTCTATTATTTTTGAAGTCTACGCCTATAGTATATAATTCGTTTTTAGACATTCTCAACCTCATCACAATTTATTTTCATTATTAATATCATAATCGACCATATGATTTATCTTAATTAAATCTCATTCCAAAAGGAACAATCTTGACAATACAGAATAGTTTTTTCACAATAAAATTTTAGGAAATACCTATGCTTACCGCAACAGGGGCATGTTGTATCTTCAATATTTAGTTTTTCCATTAGTTTAATCCTCCTTGTAAGAGAATATAATAATTATTTGGAGCCGAAACACAGAATCAAACTGTGAATCTCTGATTACAAAACAGAAGTTTTATCATTAAACTATTTCGGCATTTGGCTGCGAGAGCAAGGTTCGAACTTGCGACATTCTGATTAACAGTCAGACGCTCTACCAACTGAGCTATCACGCAATATAGTGCAACAATCTAAAAACATTAAGTAAGTATTAATACTCCCCCTAAGAAAAACTCATGTTGCAAAGTTTTTGTTCGGTGCTAGTTTTTATCTAAGATATCACTAGCAAACCTATTTAGTATAGTATATTTAGTATTAATAAGCTGACATAACCCAACCAACGACAGCACGTGCAATCCCCACACTAAAACACCAGAGCGTTTAATGGACTTTATTGCACTTCCCAAATATAAGAAGGAGAGAGAATAATTTAAATTATAGATTTATCTCCCCAAAAAGTCTTATTCAGCTTCTTCTGCCGATAGATACTGTTCACAACCATTTATCTTAATATCTAAAATTCCTGGTTTCTTTTCTGTGCCTTCGAGTTTATACAATTTTTGAGACCATTCACAGACACTAGCTTTTACACATGATTCACAAAAAGAATTAATAATTTGTACCATATTATTATATTCCACCTTATTATTTTATTTTACTTGTTACACAAATACAATTTAGTATTCATGTTTCTATATGGTAATGGTGTAATGTGGGATTGTTCCACATATACCTCTCTTATGCTTTAACTTTGTCAGAAAATGCTTTTCCGCAAGAGTACGCAACCTTAAAGGAATCCTCAGTAGTCCAAGTTTCTCCCTTACGATCACCAAATTGAATTGTTCCAGATGTTCCTTTGGTTGCTTTTTTCTCGAAACTACCAAAACCAACAATTTGTACCTTCAAACCTTCTGTTACAGCATCTTCGATAACTTCTAATGTCGCTTTTAGTGAAATTTCTGTGTCCTTTTTAGAGAAACCTGTTTTCTCTGCAATAGCATTAATTAATTCTTGGCGATTCATTTTATATTAACTCCTTTTATTCTGTTTATTTTTAATCCAATAGATCAGCTAATTCAGCCGACTTTGAGCGTTCTGTAATATTTAATTCTACACATCCAAATAATTCTTGACCTTTTAGTTTATTGATGACTTGTTTTAATCCATTGTTTCTTTCAAATAACTTATCATCAATTTGCTTGAAGTCTCCATTTAACCACAAGACACTACCTTCTGCTAAACGACCAATAAGCAATTGGATATGTTCCTTACTCATATTTTCTGCTTCTGTGCAGTAGATAATTGAGCGTTTTAAATCACGCCCACGAATAAATCCTAGATGCTGTAATACAATTACTCCATCATCAATTAACTTAGTTAATCCTTCTACTCCTCCAACATGGTCTGCCAAAGGCATAGCAAATGAAATTAATTTGTCATCAGCACTCCCAGGTAAAAATCCTAATGGTTTACTTCCTAAAACCTCAATATTATTTCTTACAAAAACTAACTTATCAAATACACCTTGTCTTATCATAGAAAGTGCATGAGTAGCCATAATTAGATCCTTGCCTGACCCAGCCTTTCCAAAAATAGCTTTTATAGTTATTAACCTGTTTTGGAACAAGTCAAAAGCTAACTCCTGTTGGTCGTTCCTTGGTTTAATTTTATCTGTATAAGTAAAATCAAGTTTGCTCTTTTTACTTTCAAAAACTACCTTGAAGAACTCATTTCCATTCCATCTTTGTTTATCAACAATTTCTCCATCTTCATTTTTAATAAAAACGTATTCGTTTGTCAATAATCCTATATTATTAAGTTTTTTATTTTCATAAAATGATGCTAATTCAGAATCACTAAATGTTACTTCTCTATATCCTTTGTAATTATCATCCTCAGATGATTTCTCTTCTAATTTGTCACAAGGAATCATGAGCAGATTGCATTTTTCTCTAAACAGCAGATCATTGCTAATTGCGCGTACTTCATTATTACTATCATAAAGTTGATTCAGCACAGAGATAATCTTATTGTCCATTGAACCAATATCAAAATATGAAGGTAGGTCAAAATTACATTCATTAATTATGTATTGAATTTTATCCGCATATTTCTCAATTGCTCTGCCAGCACGACGAGCTTTAAATTTCTTATCATCTACATGACTCTCTTTATGTTTATCTAATTCTTGAAGCACATACCCACAAATGTAGACTTTATCATAATTCAAAAAGATGGAATCAGGGTCTTCCATTAAAACGTTTGTGTCTGGAAAACGTTCTTTGAACAAATATATCATTCCCTTATTATTTATTTTGTCTACATTATTACAAGACACTAAGCAAATATTTTTGATTATGTTTAACTGTTTCTGGGTTAACTTTAGTTCGAGACTCAATTCTAAGTAATTGATTAAATACATTATCATTTACAAATCTAGTTTTTTCTTTCCCAGAACCTTGTTTATTAACAACTACCAATTGATCACCATAGTTACCCTGTGAAGTGAGTTTGAGAATCTTATTGTCTATGAGAAAGTCCATCTGAAGTTTTGATATCTTTTGCAAGTTTATGTAATCTCCTTTGGAGTTTATTTTTGTTACTTTTATTTATATAGTTAAATTGTGATCGACCGCACAATTTAATAAATTACTAAGGGTACAATTTTACAATCATACCCTTCTTCATAAGGGTCATACATATCTCTTTATTTTGTATATTAGGCTATGTTTCCCTTAGAGACTATTATGACGAATTGCTGTAATGCAGTCATACCAACGGTTACATCAATTATGGATATTTGGTTAAATCTCAAACCGTTGGGAGAGTAAGGGTGTAGCATTTTTCTATTTGCGAGATTTATTATATCTAAGTCGTTGTATGGCTCTGTCATTCTCTAATTTTGTAGCTCTCGCACATATTTTACAGTATTTAAGTTTGTTATTCGTCTGGTCTATTAAGTCTCCGCAAGCTTCACAATATGTTTTATTAGTATCCACATTTCCCTTTAGATTCTCAACAATAATATTTCCAAAGCATTCCCATAATGTAGTTTTAAAATTTGACTTTTTAAATTCATATAGATATTTAACCAATACGTCAGTTACATAATATATGTCTTCATTAACTTCTAATATGCTTTTTACAATTTCTTGATAAAGATAAGTTACGTTGCTTTGTTCATCATCTTCATATGTAGAGTTCATCATGAAATGCTTCTTCAAGTCCATCTCTTTATACTTTTTAATAACATCTTCATCTAGCTTTATTCTTTTGTTCTTTAACATCATCTTATAATCAAAATTTCCTAAATTCGCTGCAACAAAACTTATCTTAGTATTAGGTATTATTTTCTCCAATCTATTTACTATACTATTATTAACTTCCTCAACTTTATCCTTTTCTTTATCCTTAGCGTAGATAAAAAAGTGTGGAGTTTTTAACTTTGTATAATCAGTAATCATATTCTTCTTATATTTTGGTCTTACTGGTTTATACAATGTCTTAGCATAATCAATTGTAAAATTATTTTCCATACAAAGTAATTTAACTACTTCAAGGTTTACATTTCCACTATTCCATATCTTTGTAATGTTATTACTTACCGTTCCTATGTTCCCTCCTGTATATGCAGTCTTTAGTCCATTATAGATACTATTATTAGTGATAATTTCAGCAGGAGCTTTTCTCATGTTATAGTATAAGGGAACTATTCCTTCCATATTACGCTCCGCTATAGAAATTAGAGTAGGGCAAGCAACTACCAAAGACTTATCTCCATCAACATCAAATTGTAGGATCTTAGATATTAAATCGTGACAACTAGTATATACCCCATTAGTAATAAACCATTTTTTCTTATCATCATCAATAATATTATTTCTGATTGCGTGTTCCCTGTAAAGATGTGGGCTGCGTAGGCAATCCAGTTTAGGAGAATTAGGATATAGGTTACAATATACATCTCCATCATTGAGCAATCCTTTAGGGTCTGTATCTCCAAGAATCAAATACTCACAGAAAGCGTAGATGTCAGGAATAATAAAAGTATATACTCCATTTATGTCTAACTTAGCCGATCTACCTTCTTTAACCATACTTTTTTTAACTTGTTTCAATATTTCCTTACTATATGTATCATTCAACAACTCAGGATAAATCTCCAATGCTTGTTGAATATTATTCTTATTCTTGTTAGACTTCTTTACTCCTAATACTTTAAGCATGGTTTTTCTATCTCTGCCAATGTTCAAGATATTATATTTAGTTGTCTTTGCAATAGTTTCTAATTCTTTATTGTCCATATCAGTTAATGTCTGAAGCATCTGATAGTTTATTTTTGCATCGCTAAAATCTTCTTCCTCTTCATTACATTTTCCAGCTTGACACTTATACTTTATGTAGTTATCTTGGTATACTTCCCACCCTGACATTTTAGTATCTAATGTGTTTTGAAAATACTTATACATCTTGAATTGACTACGAGTGAAAATTACTTGTATTCCTTCCCCTAATATATCGTGGCATTTCCCATAAATATCTACCACATTTCCATATATTTTACCTTCACTATTTTTATTTGATTCTATAATAAACTCATCAAACGCAAATGGAACTAGCAAACCTTTAATCCAAGGTC